AAAAGTTACCTATTTTTGGGAGAAGATGACGGTGTCTCGTTATTCGACCAACTTGTACGTGCCACAAGGTAAATAATGAAGACAATCAACAAGAAAAAGAGGATCATCATAAACGCACTAAATAGTTTCACCAGTGTGCAGTACATTGATTTATCTCTGGCATTGCAAACGGCACCCGTTACAAAATAGACGTTGTCCAATATACCACCGCCTTTGTATTTTCCCATTTTATCAGATGCGTATATGATAAAAAGAGAAAGAAAGAGCGACCCTTGAGCGATCTTTGAATGGCTAGTAATGTATTTCTTATCATTTCGTTCTCTAACATTGATTCCACGGTTGCCAACCTTTGAATGGATAGTGATGTATTTCTTATCATTTCGTTCTCTAACCTTGATGTACGGAAGCCCGCAAAGCGGGCTTCACCACATAAAAGTCAAAGGATGGGATCATAAGGGGGCTCCACTGTTGCCAACCTTTGAATGGCTAGTAATGTATTTCTTATCATTTCGTTCTCTAACCTTGATGTACGGAAGCCCGCAAAGCGGGCTTCACCACATAAAAGTCAAAGGATGGGATCATAAGGGAAACCTTGGTTTCCCTTGAAAAGTTGATTTCAAAAACCAAATAAATGTATCTTTACAATATATCCCAGCAGACAAAACGTAACATAAATGGAAAAACCCGCTGCATCGAATGCTACCAATAAGGAGACAAAAACAAAAGAGGGCACAGCTAAAACCACAAAAACGACCAAAAAAAAGTACAAAGGGTTGACTGATTTCCTCATTTCGCACATTTCGTCGAAGAAAGACGGAGATGAAACAAAACAACCCACACACACGCGTATTGGCAATGAAGCATCGGGCATCAAGGGCGGGTCGTATCACATTGGAGACGACGAATATACTACATTTATGAACTTGTATTACAATGAAATCATTGCCAAAAAGGGCATTGAATATTTGACCGAAAAACAGCTCACTACACCGAATTCGCCCATCGCCGTTGACATTGATATGCATTTCCCCTTTGAAACAATGGAGCGATTTTATACCGCCGAACACATCGAAGATTTCGTCGACGTTTATTTAGCCGAACTCACCGCCATCTTTCAGTTTGATATGCAAAGCAAATTCAATGTCTATATTTTCGAAAAGGCAACTGTGAATCGTGTGGCCGAAAAGAACATCACCAAGGACGGGATTCATATGATTATCGGGCTTCAAATGGATCACACGGCACAGCGTCTTTTGCGTTCCAATGTCATTCCCAAAATCGCCGAATGCTGGAGCGATTTCAATCTGATCAATTCGTGGACGGATGTCTTTGACGAGGGAATCACCATCGGCTACACCAATTTCCAGCTCATTGGATCACGTAAGCCGAACCACGATTGTTATGAACTGACCAAAGTGTTTGAAATCTCGTTCGACGACGACGGCGAGTACATCAATACTCCCGGAAATCCAAAAGAGTATATGACAGCGGAAAAATTCACGCAATTGTCTGTGCGATATCCCGATCATCCCTCCTTCTTCTACAAGTCCGCGTTTTTGCAAAAGTTGTCCTCTTTCCAGAATGGAACGGGAAATGGGATGACCCGGGCCACATCGAACGCGACCCTGATTCCCAATGTCGACCTCATCCAAAATTCCGGCGAAACGAGCGGAATTGACGTTTCCAAGATTCGCAACCAGGAAGATCTCGATACCTGTGTGCACCATTTTCTAGATACCATCGCAGCACGCGAATACATTTTGCGAGAAATGTACGAGTACACGATGGTTTTGCCCGAATCCTATTATGGCCCGGGGTCTTACGCAAAATGGATCCGTGTCGGCTGGGCATTGAAAAACACCTCCAATCGTCTCCTCATTGTCTGGATCGCATTCAGTGCGCGGTCGTCCACATTCTCCTATTCCGATATTCCCGATTTGTGCAATCAATGGGCCAAGTTCGATCGCAAAAACAGTGGCGTCACCAACCGATCGATTATTTACTGGGCATTGCACGATAATGCGGAGGGTGCCTCTTCGGTCCGCAAAAACACCATCAGTTATTATTTGGACCAGACCATCAACACGGTCACCCTTTTCAATCTAAACAACCCCAACAAGAATGCCAAGGGGTGTGGCGATTACGACATTGCCGTGGTCCTGCACCAAATGTACAAGGACGAGTATGTGTGTTCCGATATTGGTCACGGAATTTGGTACCAGTTTCGCAATCATCGTTGGCGCAAGATCGATTCGGGCACGTATTTGCGTCGAGCCATTTCGAACGAATTGCGCGATTTGTACGAAAACCGTGCATCGGAACTGCAAAACTACGCCGCTACGCTGGACCAGGAGGACGAGAAGTACAAACACGTGACGGAACGCGTCAAAACCATTCTCAAGATCATTATGCGTTTGGGCAATACCAGCGACAAGAAAAACATTATGCAAGAGGCGCGCGATCTCTTTTATGACAGCGAGTTTCACAACCGGCTCGATGGCAAACCGTATTTGTTGTGTTGCAAAAACGGCGTCCTCGATTTCAAGGAACGGGTCTTGCGCAAGGGTTTGCCCGAAGATTATTTGACGAAATGTACCAACATCAATTATCATCCGACCACGTCGTCGAAACACGGCGGAAACGTCGATGAAATCAACGATTTTATGGCCAAACTATTCCCTGATCCCGAGCTCCGCAATTATATGTGGGATCATTGTGCCGAAGTCTTGATCGGTATGCCGTCTATCAACCAGACCTTGAATAATTACGTGGGGTTTGGACAAAACGGAAAATCGGTCTTTACCGATCTAATGAGTCAAACCTTGGGCGAATACAAAGTCGGGGGTCCAATGTCTCTCATTACGCAACCCAGGACTCGGGTGGGCGGTTTGTCGCCGGAAATCGTGGCGTTGCAGGGCGCACGATATGTGGTTTTGCAGGAACCGTCGAAGAATGATGTGATCAATGACGGTCCAATGAAGGAGCTGGTCAGTGGTGTTGAACCCATTTCGGCGCGTGCACCCTATATGTTGGAGATGGTGACCTTTATTCCCCAATGCAAAATCATCGTGTGTGCGAACGAACTGATGGGTGTCAAGACGCGCGATCACGGTACGTGGCGACGTATTCGCGTGGTTCCCTTTGTCTCGCTGTTTACGGAGAATCCGGTGGAGGGCGATCCTGAAAAACCGTATCAGTACAAGTTGGACCGGAACTTGAAAGACAAGTTTCCGGTTTGGCGAGAGACGTTTTTGGCAATGTTGGCCGAACGTGCCTTTGTAACCCAGGGAACGGTCAAGGATTGCGACGCCGTTTTGGCTGCGAGCAATGAGTACCGTGAGCGCCAGGATTATTTGTCCGAGTTTATTCGCGACAAGGTGGTGCGAATGGCGGGATCGACCATTCGCAAGGCGCACTTGTCGGATGAGTTCAAGTTGTGGTACAATGTGAACTTTGGAGGTCGACCCCCGAGTCCAAAAGAGTTGCACGATCTGATGGACAAACAGTATGGTAAGAATAAGGGAGGTGTTTGGGCGGGGGTGAAGCTAAAGTTCAACAATGATGAAGAGGTCTTTGTAGATGACAGTGAAGAAGAAGAACTGTTGGATGTGAATCTTTGAGGTTGGTAATCGGTTGGGTGACCGACATTATAGCAAAACATACCTTTCGGAAATGTATGTTTTGGATTTTTTTTGTATAAACAATGACTATTTTCAACGAATATTGTATACAATGACCATCATTGAACAAATCGGGAGAGGAAATCTCTTGAATTCTATTTTGGTCAATGAAAATGTAAGACCGGCGATGTTGATCCAGCCCGCCGACTATAATGAAGCCACGGGTAAAGACCCGAAAACGAAATCCATCGTCGAAGCAATCAAACAACAATTTCCTAAATTACTATCCAGCGAAGATTATCAAACATATCAAGGCGTCATTCTTTCGAAATCCGACTACAATGGCCAAGAAATTTCATTAGAACGTATGGGTGAAATATTAGGATATCCCTGTTACCAAGATTTCAACCAAACCCATCCCGAAGAAGAGGTTGCTTATTCGATATCCGTTTACGCAAAACAAGCAAATGGTCCAAACATAACATTATTTAATGGTCCAAACATAACATTATTTGCAAATGTCTGCAAAGATCAAAGTGCCCTCGAACAATTCAAACGTTTTGCAGAAGAAGCAAAACTAGCCTTGGATAAAGAAGAATACAAGGGACAATTGGAAGGTATGGCAATCGACAATGTCGATGTAGAGATCACGGAAACCATTCCGGTTCAAGTATTGATTGCCAGGATCATTGAAAATAAAAAATTGGAACAGAGCGAACTGGATAAAATTCAAAACATTTTATTCAATCTGGGGTTTAGTCCAGAATTGCAATTATATTTTATGGACCATTTTCAGTACACCAATCCCATTCATAAAGGGATTTTATTGGATCTAATAGTGAGATTCAAGAATAATCCATTATTGGCGTTTGCTCCTTTGCAAGATTATCCCAAGCAAGACAAAGAAGTCGGTGAAATTACCCAAGCTTTGGAAAAGGACTTACTCGACCTTTTAGAGAAAACGAAACAATCGACGGTTGACGCAAATTCCGGCAACAAAATGTCCAGAAGACGTCGAAAAAAACTCGCATCGAAGAGAAAAACAATGTCAATCAAAGGTCTTGGATCTAGCTAAACGTATTCTCGTTCACGTAACCAGATGTTCGCAATGTATTTCGTCCCCGATTTCACCGGCAATCCGGCGTGAAGTGATTTCGGGTGGCATTTGCCATTCTCTTTGTTTTCCAAGGAATGAAAGAGTAATCCACTACACTTGGGCATTTTGTATTTTTTGTTCAATCTTGGAAAATGGGTTTCGCCGCCCACAAATTGGTCGTGTAAACAAAGCAACATCGTGATTCGCCGCTGTCCACCATTTTTTTCAAATTCGACACATCGGATATCGTCATCACACGACGCATCATAGTGTTCATTGTAATATTCACTGGGACCGTATTTGACAACTTGGAGCGGTTCGGCATTTTCAAAAGGTGTCTTGGTCATACGACACACTTTTTGAATAATTGGTTGAATCACTGGATCGTCGCGGTCTAACCACGCCGTCTGGCTTTTTCGAATATTATCGTCGGATCCTGATACGATGGTACTCTTAGTAAATTTCGGTTCGGCCTCTTGAATGATTGCGGCGGCTTGTTCGGGTGTGATAAAATCGTGATGTAGTACAGGCATTGTGTAATCTTCGTTTATGTCGCAATATCCACGCCCTTTAGGTTGGGTTTGAAATCCCTCTCCAAATGCATTATACGTTTTTCCTAAATACCACAATAAGAAAAACAACCCGATGACAGCGAGAATAAACATTATTGTTTTTTTATTTGATTTCATTTTCATTTTGATCTAGTACATACATAATATGTACAAGATATTGGAATCCCAAGATTTTATGCAAAACATCCACTTACAAGATAAGTTCGCATTATATAATTGCCATTGCCAATATTTATTTATCGTTGCTTTGGTATTGTTGTTAGTTTTGTTTGGGTTTTCCCACTTCAAAAAAGGTGGGAAAAGAAGGTAGGAAGATGCAAAACATTCGTCTTGAAATGAATGTTTTGCATAATAATGTCCAAGAAAATGGTGTGAGTATTGTCCAAGAAAATGGTGTGAGTATTGTCCAAGAAAATGGTGTGAGTATTGTCCAAGAAAATGGTGTGAGTATTGTCCAAGAAAATGGGAGTGATGTATCTATTATAGTGTCGTTCTCTGACATTGATGTATGGAAGCCCGCTTCGCGGGCTTCCCTTACATAAAAGTAAAAGGATGGGATCATAAGGGAAACCTTGGTTTCCCTTAATTAGTCGTCATCGCATTCATCCAGCAAAACAGCATCTTTTTTTATATTCTTGTCCATAAACCGGTACATTCGCCGAACATCCAGTTTGGTGATATTGTAATTTTCAAACAAACACTCGATCTGATCCATTTTCATTTCCGCCGTATTCTCATTGTCCTTTTCCATTTGCATTCGCAATTCTTGGAAAAAGGCGATCAAATCCTTCTTGTCCATATTCAATTGCTGGGTCATATTGTACAAAAACAGCATATTGTTGTACTCCGTCGAATACTTGGTCAAAATCTTGGTAAAACGGATATCATCGGGTCGGAATTTTCCAGAATGAGAAAAGGTTTCGTGATACAAATAATTATTGTAAAAGGTTTTGATAAAACAGCTCATTTCATTGAAAAGCCAAATCTGATTCTGAAACGTGATTCGATCAATGTAGTCCGCAAAACAGATATTGTCCAAGATATCCACGTAAAAGGGAAAACTTTGGTCAACTGGAACCTTGGCCAAGGCATCGGGGATATTTTCGTGCCAAAGCAGCGCCACGATGGTCCGATCCGTATCATTCATCGCATTTTGTTGATCGTCAAACGGTATAGGCGCATTGATCAAATTCGCCGTAATGGTCTTGGCGTCCGCATTGAATGATTTGATCTGGAAGATATTGTCCAAGGCATCTTCGGTCAATAAATGCGATTTTGTCTGGTACAATTGTTGAACAAAACTCAACTTTCGCATATCGCCTTGGACATAATCCAAAATCTTCTCCCGATTCTTGAAAAACGATTCTTGGTGTATCACACGGTCCAAGATATTGGACAATTGGATCCGTGTGGGCGATTTGATCTCAAACACATTGCAAACTTTGATGAGCTCTTTTATTTTTTTATCGACGGAATAATTGCCGATGCAGAAAATGGGATTCATCGTACAGTGTTCGAGCTTTTGCTTCTTGGTCTTCTTTTGGCGAATGAGTTTAATCAGAGCATTCAAACCTCCCTTGTCGCCATTGTTCATTCCATCGATTTCATCCATTACGATGGCGATTTTCTTGTTTTTTCCGGACATCATGTCCAAGACATTGCGATTGGAGATATTGTTGCTGGTAATCGTATCAATGAGTGATTTGTTGCGAATATCACCCGCATCGTATTTGATGACATCATATCCCAACTTTTGCAAAAGGGTCATTACGAAATGGGTTTTGCCAGAACCGGGCGATCCGTAAATGTAAAACCCTTTTTTGTAGGTGAGTTCCATATGGTTTTTATCAAATACGTCCAAGATTTCGGTGATTTCATTCACCATTTTGTTTCTGTCCAAAAAATCAATATACTCTTTTTGAACCATTTGTCGAAATATTTTTTAAAAGGAATAACTAGTATAGGTGTGTAGTTTTATGTGTTTTTCTGAACGAATCAAGTCAAGAAAAACACCAAGATTCGAATATGCCCCGACCATAGGATCACCTACAGCATTATTCAGTAGTTTTCCACCTTTTTGCCGGACCCAGACGTAAATGGATTCGCGGATAAATATATTTATCCACAAAAAGGATAGGATATATGAAGGGAGGGGGGGTCGCAGGGGGCACCACCTTCAGGTGGAGCCGTAGGTTCCCCTGCCCCTGCTTTATTTACCGAATTTGGAGAAATCGTTTGTCACTGGAATATAATCAGAAGACTTTTGGAAAAACCCGCTCAACCGTTCTATATCGTTGTCATTGTATTCGTTTCGAGAAATATTTGGTGGAGGGTATCGCATTTCACTTGGAGGGCGGTATTGTGGTTTTGATTTTCCATTATTTCGTGGATAGGCTTGATTCTGAGCTTGATTCTGAGCGTTTTGTCTTCTTTTTTTTTTACAGCAGCGCGACGATGATTTGCATTTGGGTGGAAGAGGTGTTGATTGTGTAACGATTTGATTAAAGGATGAATTGATATCCGTTGATAATCCAGAAATAATATCACGAATTCCATCACCAAACCCCAGTGTTAGATCTCCTATATCTCCAGCATCTTGACCGATAGTATAATATCCATCATCATCATCATCTCCAAATTCAGATAGATTATCTAAAGCATCTTCCAAGTCTTCTTCAAGCTCATTATAATACCCTCCTACTTTTTTTGCTGCATCTTCCAGGTCATCTTCAAAATCATCATAGTACTTTCCTACCTTTTTGGCTGCATCCTCTAAATCATCTTCATATTCGTCAAGTATTTTTTTTCCTAAATCGCCAGTCTTTTTTTCTGCCTTTTTAATTGCATCTACAACCGACTGGGTAGGTTTGTTTGTGGGTTTCTCTGTAGGTTTTTCAGTAGGTTTTTCAGTAGGTTTTTCAGTAGGTTTTTCAGTAG